GTCAAGTTTGCCTTATACTCTAAAGCCGCAGATATATCAAGTAGGCACGTTACCGACGTTATTGTCAATCCGTCCAATATTACCCTGTATATGGGACACTCAACTGTTGTATCGCCCGATAATATATCTCCGGTTGTGTATGCCGGATCTACCGGAGACGCCGCCGCCTCGCCTTTTATAACCGCAAATGTTACGCTCTCGACATAAGTGCTTGTGTTTATGGTATATCGCGCCACAATTAAGTCATGCCGTCCAACGTCCTGCGCACCATTGTCTATTGTTATGCTCTCGCTGTCGTTTGGACGTATGCGCACATGCCGACCTTGCATTATAAGCTCGCCGTCTGTAATGGTTATATTGTTATTTGATACTATAGTCGCCGCGAGCTTGCCGCCTATATCCAATATATAATTGCCAGTCCCGATAATACCGGCGTTTAACGCGCCCGCGTCCGCCGATGTAACATGCGCGCTGCCGGATCTGCCGGTTATAAGCTCAACGCTCATTTGCTCTCACCCACCTTATACGATATTGTGATAATATCATCCGCTATTTTTATTATTTTTTTGGTTATTTTATCGCTTGCAAAAAGCCCTGTTATTTCTTCGCGTCCTCCGACAATGTCTCCGATTTTATAATCTGTCCCATCGTTTACGGTAATCTCTATTTTATCAGGCGCATATAATGTCTCAAGCTCTTTTGTCCCCTCTGCGGTCAGATCCTCTATACTCTCCGCGTTTGGACTGTCAAATATAGCGATAACCTCATCCAATCCGGTATAATATTGAGTATCTGATATATTGCCGCTGTTATCGACATACAGATTTACCACTTGCCGCGTCGCAAGCTCACCGGACCCGAGACATATCAAATGATTTACGCCGTGATATGTCTTTTGTATAACAAAATCCGCAAGGTCGGAGCTAAACTCATCATCAGACGAGTAATCCGTTATTGTCTGCGCCGACAAGATCACTTTGCTTATATCGGCGTCATATTGTATATCGAGCCTTGCCGTCGCGCTCTGCAGCATTGCGATTAAACCGTTATATAAGTCAATATATCTCACAAAGCTATATGACAATATTGTATAATCGCTTATATCGGTTGACGCCGCAAATAAATCATCAAGCCCGCACAAAGTCAACAACGACCCCATAACGGCGTTTGCCTCGCCGCTTACCGTCCTATATGCCTCTCCGGACGGAGGGATAATAATTTTTGACGCCAATATACCATGCCACGACCGGCCTGTGTAATGTATCTCGCTTGCCGCCGTATTGACCGATATTGCGTCAACAATGCCGCCATACTCGGTATTGTCAATATAAAAATAATAGCCGGGTAGCAAAACATTGTTGTTAATGTTTACGGTAATATCAAAGCTGTTTTCACCGGCTCCAAACGCCTCATCAAGCGTACTGTCTCGTATAACCCCAAGCTCGGTAAATGTCTCGTCCATATATATTAAGTCCATACCGGCTCACTCCTGCGCATATAAACAGTTAAATCAAAGCCAAACGCGCCTGACCATGTGACCGCATTATTACCTGCGGGTATTTTTGCAAATATATAATTTGCCCGGCTGCGCTTGTTATATATGTTTGTAACAACACCGTTAATAGCGGTTTTTGTTATGGTTTTAGCTGCGCTGTCTATAGTCATATACTCTCCGTCTGACAATGTCTCGTTGATCTGATATGTATTTGTGCCAATATATACGGTTGGGTTTGTACACGCGCCGTATATAATCATACGATAATCGGCAGCCTCAAACCCGCCCACAATGCACACTCCGCCGATAAGCCAAGCGGCATAGTCAATGGGATAATCATGCGGATAATCCATACCGTCAGTAGATCCCGATGCCGTCCGCGTTAAATATTGCAATGCGCTCTCTTTTGTCCATCTGCCGGTATCGATTACAACAGTCAACGTTATTTTTATATAGTTTTGAGATGCAAGATAATCGCTTTTTGCCGTCCCCCTGATATAGCAGCTTAAATAATAATCGCCGATATATAATCGCCCTCGCTGCTGTGCGATTACATCTTTTTCTATCACCTCAAATATGCGGTTTTTTGTATCAACATCAGCCACCATAACAACGGTAAACGGTTTTTCTGTTATGGTTTTGTCGTTAAACGCCGATACGCGCCCGCCTTGCGTCGTATAATCCCACGCATAATCGCGCAGGGTGTTTGAGTTTACATATAGCCCTGGTTCGCCAAAGTTAAGCGTTTCCCCGAGGTGGTTTACATCTCTCATATTTTCAAGCATATTTTTTAATCAACCTCGCCAGCTCTCTCTCGTCCCATTTGATTGATGTGCCGTCAGCCAGCGCGCTTACAATGGTTTTATACAGGTTATTATCAAGTGATTCTATCGCGTTTAAAATTGCATATAGCGCAGAGTTATCTGTCGCCTTACCTGCCGTTATGCCCTCGGCATATGATTGCGCTTCGGACGCCGTCAGGACTTTTTCACCTTTATGCAAAATCGCCGGAAAATCGTCATACGGTACATAGTCTAACCCCACACGCAGACGCGGGATATTGGGTATGCTAAAACTCTTGCCGCCGACAAGCGGTACCCAGTCGGGGATTTTAATGCCATTGATACCGTCTATAAATGCATTAAGACCATCGATAATCCAGTTAATGGGGAGCTTAAACGCCTCTTTTATCGCGGAAAAAACATTAGAAAATATATCTACAATATTCCCCCACGCGTCGCCCCATTTACCGGCAAATACATTTTGGACAAACTCAATTATGCTGCCAAATGCGTCTTTGAGATAGCCTATAATTTTTTTAACGCTCTCCAGCGCGCCGCCGAAGCGTTTTTCGAGGACATCCGCGCAGAATTTAAGCACGTTATTTAGGTTTTGGATATATTTGTCTGCAATATCCGATATTAAGCTGATTAACGGCGGCAAAATCGTGCTGATAATGTCAATCAAAGGTTTAAGCAATGCCATCAGCAGGTCAATCAACGGCTGTAGCAGGTCAAATATCGGCTGCAATAATGGTAATAATGGAGTTATTAGGTCGAGTAACAACGGTAACACCATATCAACAATCTGTAATATGGGCGGTAATAACGTCTCCAGTAAATCAGTTATAACCGGCAGCACCGCCGAGATTATTTGCATTAACGGAGGCAATATTTTTGATAATAAATCAAGTATAATCGGGATTAACGTCTCTCCCAAATCAAGCAATGGCGGCAGCATCTCCTCAAACAAAGATGTAATCAACGGGATCATACCGTCAATAATACTGATAATCTGCGGCATATGGTCAAGTGCAATATTTAACACATTTTGCAGCGCAGGCAGCAACGCCGCGCCCATTTTATTGCCAAGGCCCTCAATCGACGCCTGCAAGTTTGCTAATGTATCGCCAAAAGTAACGCCCGCTTTAACTGCATCCTCTGACATTACAATCCCGAGATCGTCAGCCTCTTGCTTTAACGACGCTATACCGTCAGATCCGGCATTAAGTAAAGGTAACATCTCGGTATACGATTTGCCAAGCAGGTCATTGCCTATTGCATTACGCTCTGTCCCCGACTCCATGTCCGCGAGCGCTGATGTGATAGCGCTAAATTGCTCCTCTGTACTCATCGCGTTTAGATCGTCAAGCGACAGGCCAAGTCTTGACAAAGATTCCGACGCTGTCGACGAGCCTTGATTGGCTTGATCGATAACGTCAGTCATTTTTTTTACGCCATTTGTAAAAGAGTCAACATTAACGCCGCTTTGACTTGCGGCGTGCTGCCAACGCTGCAGCTCCTCGCGGTTTATCCCTGTGCGCTCAGACAGCTTGTCGATTGTGTCTGCGTTGCTTGCCATCGAGCTTGCCATCGACATTGCGCCCGCAGCTAATGTCGTTGCGGCTCCGGCAACGGCAGTACCGACAGCAGCCGCGCCCTTGACTATGCTGCCAAATGCATTGCCGAGCTTTGACCCGAGATCGTTGCCTTTTGAGGAGGTTTCTTCGATGGCTTTATTCGCTTTTTCGTTATCGATAAAAATTTCGCCAAATAAAGAAAATATACTCGCCATTATGTTTTGCCCCCTCCTTTGTTTATAATTGGCATCAGGTCTGCAAAAATTTGCTCGTTTGTGATTTTGGTAGCCGTGTCTTCGCTTTTTATCCCGCTTATTAAATCGCCATATGGTATTGTCTCATATCCGCCGAGCTTTGACAGCACAAAATGAGCAAGCCACAACGGATATATTTGATTTTCAGATTCTTTTTTTTGCGCATATTTTATCAGGTCATGCAATGCAGATAAAGGCAGCTCGCCTATTATCTGCATATCATAATAGCGCGACAGCAGCGATAAGGTTATTACCCTATTTTCTGCTGTAGCGCAGCCCTGAAAAAATCAGTTATCCCAGTATCGGATAATACCTCTTTGGTTATCTCGATAAAATCAATATCTTTTGCCTCATCGAGAGAGATGCCTTTATATACCGATACAAACTCCGGTATATCGTCGCCGATTTTGCCGAGTTGAGGAGTTATAGTTCCGACAATCTCGCAGAGTAATATGCCTTTTTGCTCGTTTGTCAGCTGCTCAAATTTTGTCTGACCGTCCCGGACAACATCTAACGCTTTAAGCCGCGTGATAATGGCGTCAGTATCAATCTTTGATATTATCCGCGCAAGTATGGGTATCATTTTTACTTTAAGCATTATTTTTTACCTCGTTATGCTATTGTCGCGGCATCTTCGATTTCCCACAATTTATCAGTGTTGTCGGTTGGATCAAAGTGAGCAAAAAGTTCAAGCGCGTGTTCGTTTTCTGCTTTTTGCACCGCCTTAAACAAAAACGATCCTTCGTGCATTGGGTTAAAAATGGTTATTTTTTTATATGTACCGTCAAGCAGCTTTGCAAACAAAGTTGCGTTTTTGAGATAACTTGTGGTTGGTATTAGACCGTTTTCATCGGCGTTTGTTATTGTAGTAACCTCGCTCACTGTAGTAACAACAGCGCCGGGAATACCGCGGGCGAGACTTGTCTGCGAACAGTCAAGGGTTGTCAGCTTTAAAGACGCCTCCTGATCCTCTATCACCTGCATCCCTTTTGTTTTACCGCGCCGGCCGTCAAACTCTATATCCCGGACTTTGTTTGTGACAGAAAATTCGCCGCCGCCGCGCGACGGCCCGACAAGCACTTGATCCGTC